TATTTTCTTTACGTCAGTCTCGTCATCCAAGTCCTCATCGTAATCAAACTCACTTAGCATAATATCTATGTCATCATCATCAAGCCCCGTCTCCGTGGCTTTATAATATTGAGTTAGTAAGTAGTCGGGGTCCATATCATCAAAGTCTTCCTGTAATCTTTGGAAGTCATTGAATCCACGCCCCGTCTCTTTTTTATATTTAAGATAGGCAGCTACATCCTCAGGTAATTCCTCTGATGACTCTCGCTCCGACATAAGCTCATCGAATGAGTTTATATCCTTGCCATATCTTTTACCAATATATGAAAGAACGTCTTCCTCACTTAACTCTGAGGACTCTTGTGCTTCGCCTTGCGGCTGTACTTCTTCTTGTTCCGGTGTGGCGGTGGCACCCTCAGTGCTTCCTTCCACTCCTGTATCGTTAGCTTCACCCTCTCCATCCTGTAATGATTCTTCGTGCTTGTCTAACAACTCCTTCTCTACCTCTTGTACAGATTTAGAATCAGGAGAGCTTACTTCTTTTACTTTAATTTCCATTAGATTATATTTTTACAAAGTTAGTTATTTTTTTTTACCTTTTAACGAGGTTCAAACTCAGCCATATCAAACCCATCAAGACTATCCTCATTAGACTCAAAGGTCTGTGGAGGAAGATTATTCTTTCTTTGGTTGATAAGCTTAGACTGCTCACTGTTCTGCTGACTGATACGGTCTGACTTAGCAGTTTCTCTCTGATTCTCTCTACTCTGTAGAGCATTCTCACTCATATCTCGAAGCTGCATATTAAAGTCAAACTCAGTCTGCATAAGCTGCTTCTTAAGGTCTGCCTCGTTCTTAAGCTTTTCAATCTCAAAGGCAATCTCTGCCTGCTTAATCTGCATCTTGCTATTCGTCTCTGCCTGTATCTTCTGCATAGCTGTCTGTGCCGCAAGCTCCTGAGACTGCATCTGCTGCTGTGATTGCATCGCTTGCATCTGCATCTGCTGTTGCTGCTCTCTCTCTTGCTTCTGCTTACGCTTAAGTTTTAACAACTGATTAGCCATCTTTAGGTTTCTAATCTCACGAATGTCAATAGCGTCCTCAAGGCTAATGTCTTTCTGTGACAATGCCATCTGAATGTTCTGCTCTAGCTGTGCCTTCTCCTCCTCATCAGGACTAACCTCAATGAAGATTCCAAAGTCATATATGTATAAGTCTGAGATATCATTAAGGATACTTACATTATACTTACCTATCTTATTTACAAAGTCATCCTTGAAGTCTGAATACTCTAGTATGTCAGCAACCCTATATGTTAATGCCTCTGCTAATGTTCTATATATGTAAAGGCTACTGTCAAGTATGTGTCTTGTGGCTGTGTTAGAGCTCAACGCTGCAAGCTTTTGTATACCAACTAACGCATCTGCGTTTGGTGCAGAGCCATCCCTAGCCTCATTCAGTCCTGTGACTGAACGAATCATATCCATATAATGATTGTAGTTGTATATCAACATCTGTGATTTACTAGCACCTGATGATGACTGAAGCTCCTTTATTGGAACCTTGCCCTGATTGTACTCACCATCCTGAGTGTAGCTTCTGCCAATAACACTACCCGTCTGAAAGTATAATCTTAATGCATCCTCAGGATTATATGCCGAACCTGTACCTAGGTCAACCTCATTTAATCCATCCGCATCTATGTATACACCATCAGGAACCACTCGTGATATTACCTGCTGAAGCTTGAGGTGTGTCATCTGAATTAAATCAGCAAAAGGAATCATCCTTCTTACCAATGATTCAATCACGCCCTTATACATTCTCGGTGCTGAGGCTACATAGTTTGGTAGTGCGTGCTGACTAGCAGACTTTGGTCGCACCATATTTCTAGCCATCTCCCACTTAAGAATAATATTAGTACCCATAACCATAACACCGTCATACCATACATCAATAGTCTTCTCAATCTTTTCAAATCTACCCTCCTCCATCATCTCTACAGGTGGGTTGAATTGGTCATCCTTCTCAATAACCTTAGAGCCACCACCCTCAAGCATCTTCTTTTTATACACTACCTTCTTGGTGGTCTTATAGTTGAAGTACATAACAGTACAGGTATCTCTATAGAATATATCGTTCTCGTAATACTGAGCTGTATTATAGTAGTCGTACCAACTCTGACTATACTTACTTATCTGCTCAAGGTCTTCCCTAGTTAAAGATGGGTCTATCTTCACAAGCTCAGTGATTGGTATTGTCTTTATCTCTCCCCAATAGAAGCAGTCCTTAAACTGTGGGTCCTCTGTATAGCTGTATACAATATTAGCAGGGTCTACATACGATAGCTGAACACCTGCTCCCGGCAAGAACTCGTGCTTAGCACAAGAGATTCCTAGAACCATTTGGTCATAGTCTAGTCTCTTTCTGATATCCTGATAATGATTCTCGTCAAAGATAGTATTGATAGCCTCCTCCTCTGCTATCTCAATAGCAGGCTTGTAGTTTAGGTTCATATACAACTGAAGCTCCTCATCTGACTCCGGCAAATTTGCAGGGTCCATAGCGAAGGGGTCTACACCTGACTTCTCTTGTATTATAGACAGCACCTCTTTAGACACCATCTGTCCCTCTATCATATCCTGATACTTACTACGCTTAGACTGAGACATTGCATCCTGAGCATAGGTATCTACCTTAAACAACCTATCACTCATACCGTTGACAACGATATCAACAAACTTAGGTATAATAGGCACGGGTGTCCAATCAAGGTTGAGGTATGATAAGTCTCCATCTACCGCCAACTCGGTTTTGTATTTAGCAATCGACTGCTCGCCCCTTGCATATAATCTCAACCTGTTAAAGTTTCCCCATTGGCTATAATATCTACACGACTGCCCGTCCTTTCTAAACCACTCATACTGAATAGCTTGTCCAATCTGTAATCCGAACTCTTCTGTTGCTTTCTCAGCGTCAGAAACAAATTGACTTGGAAACCCTGTAGATGAAATGTTTACTTTTACGTCCTTCATCTTCTAATTATTTCACTTCTTGTACCATCATTAGTATACCTTGCAAAGTTAATACTTATTTTCGACTCTTTTTTCTCAGGAAGATATACCTGTTTTTGATTTGCCATGATAGCTAATCCTGAACTAATAGTCGCATCATACTTTGTCCTGTTGCTTATGTCAAACTTTGCCCAATCCTCAAGCGTTCTAGCAAAGGGCATAAAGCCCATCTCCTCTGTGTCCCTGTACGTGCCCTCCAAATCTATACCTACATACTTCTCTATGTAAGACTCCACCGCTGAGGCGTGAGCCTGCTTAATGTCCTCACTTGAGTTAGGTATACCTCCTAGCTCTCGCTCTGTCTTAGAGAGCCTGTTATAGTGCTTATCGGGTCTATTAATACTAAATCCTCTATAGCCTCTATTCTTGAAATGATATAGTAGCCTAGGTTTGTTGTTCTCCACAAGTATAGGCATGCCATAGAACACACAGGCCATTAGTACCTCCTCAAAGAATATCTCTGCAGTCTGTGGCCTAGCAACATACTCTAAGAAAAATTCATTACTAGGAGCGTCATCCATATTAAACTTTGTTATTCCATGTAGTGCTCCGTTAGAACCACCACCACCTACAGTACCTGATATGTCATAGGAGTCACAACCAAATGAGCCTAGGTGGTCATTGCCCGGAAACTTAATACCCCTCTTATCTACAACACTATTCTGCAGTCCCTTCTTTGGTAGCCAACTAACTAGGAACCTACCTCTCTTGTCAGGGGACCACACAACCTTGGAGTCTATTATCCCATCCTTCCAATGGAAGCTACCCCTAGTTAGGTGATGCTCATTTATTAAGGAATCATTATAGTCTATCTGCTGATATAGCTTTGTTAAATTAAATAATGATTGCTTGCTCTCATCACGGAATGCGTGAGACTCTGTTCGAGGGAACTGACGATAAAACTCGTTTAGGGCATCAGGGTCATTCTTTAAAGAATCAACCTCTGCATCCCAATAGTCAATAGCACCATTGTCAATCATCTCTCCATCAACACCTCGTATGGGCTTCATGGGCTTCCTAAATACAGGCATCCCATAGATATCTATAAACCCCTCCATATTCCACTCCATAGGAATAAACAAAGAATACATACCACTCTTGGTCTGACCGTTTGCATTCCTATTGGCAACATCAGAGTCGTTGTATAGTTTCTTAAATTCCTCACCACCTTTTGCTAATGAATTAGAGGTCGAGCCCATCATACATTTACCTATAATCTTGCTACCCAACCTGAGACAGGTCTTTGTTACACGCCAATTATTTAGGATGTTATTAGGCTTGAGCCACTTACCACTCTCATCGTGTACTAAAAGCAATAGCTTCTCACCATCATAGCTGTTGTCATCAGTGTTCTTCCAATCTATCGTAGTATCCAACCCCATCAAATCATCGGTGTCGGTGTTATACATATTTTTTTTTGTAATCTTTGCGGCAGGAATCCTAAAAGCTAGCTCAGTCTTTGGCTTATCCATACCATCCATGATAGGCTTGAAGAAGAATGGTAGCCTACTATTGATAGGGACAACCTTGTCTGTGAACATCTTCTTTGCATCTGCACCCGTCTTAGATAGTATACCCACCCTAGAGTCTTTGGCTAATGTTCCGGTGTTGACACATTCAGATGAGCTCATAAACGAAAACCCTGAACGTCTTATCTTTAAATAGTCCATCCCAAAGCTTCTCTTGTCAGCCTTACACGCCTCCCAATATATGTATAGTATCCTGTTTGCCTCTCGGTAGTCAGGGTATCCAACATCAATACTCGTCCACTGTAGATACATATAATGCGGGCCTGTGATGTAGTTAGGTACACCGTTATTCATAAACCAATATCCTATCTCACGTTTATCAAACTCTCCCTCTATATAGTCTACCCATATATTTTTAAAATCGGTAGGCTTCTCGTTCCATTGGAATATTGATGTGATTTTTTCTAGTGGCTTAGGTATTTCGTTACGCTCCCAATACTGCTCCGATGAGGTCTTGCTTCTCTTGTGTATATCTTTAGGTACGGAAGGTAACGCTACTACCAATCCTTTAATATTTATAATATCTCCAATCATTCCTGTCTTGGAAATAATTACCATATCATACTTGGGGTCATATCCATACAACCAACTCTTGTTTCTATTCTTGTTGGTTATAACATTAGAAGGAATATAACCCTCTAACACCTTGTATAAACTACTTTGACCTTCTTTCTGCAAATCCTTGTTTTGTGTCTACCTTTGAGGGTCCCTTATCAGATATCTCTATCTCAGCCCTCTCGCTCTCAATCTTTGTAAGTATCTCGAACGCATCGAATATAGCTAATTTTTTTGTAGCAGCCGCATTCTTTAATCTATCTGCTGCTAGCTCGTCCTCCGGGTCTATCTTTATTATATCCTCCTTTGCAACCTTTATAAGCTGTTCAACAGCCTTCATAGCAGCAGCTATAATTCTAAGCTTTATATCCTTGTTGTCCATTATATCTTTATTGTTATCTGATGGTCATACATCCTATATAACTTCTCACCATCTATCTCAAACTCATACTCACTATCAGGCTTAAAGCACACTGTATCTCCGCTAGATATTCCTTTAGACATAAGGTATTCGTTGGGATACTTCATAACACCTACCAATGGCTCCTCACTAAAGGGTTTAAAGATATAGGACTCTGATGTAGATACAGGCTTAACAAAACAATACCTGTCATATGAATGCCACTCTCCATCCTGCTTATACATAAAGAACTGTTCGTTATCTATAAAGAATAGGTCATCCTTAAAAAAGCTCTTGCCACTCTGCTGCCTACCCTTCATATCGTTGTAGAACTTAAATACGTTGTGATGAACTAGGAGAGTGTCTCCCTTCCTTATAGGGCCTTTATATCCCAAGGGTGTCTCTATTACCTCAGCATATCTATTGGATGACTTATGGTCCTCCTCTGATGTGCTAGTAATAAAATCAATGCCACCAATAGACTTGACGTTATCGTACCTCCTTCCGTTATATGGCTTAGTTATAAAATAGAATGGTGACTTCATAGTAAGGCGAGATTATCCATCTTTGGATTTTCCCTATTAATTTAATTTTAAACTTAAAAGTTTATATTGTACTCTACAGATATTGGCATAGTGCTAGTGAAACTCTTCCACATTACTATCTCATCATCTCTTTGTATCCAAATCTTTATGCTTCCGTCATTCTTGTCTTGACGTATAAGATGTATGGTATATTGATTGTTTAGCACGTTCTGACCTACAAGATAGTGCATTGCTCCACCCTTATAGTCAGGACCTATTGCTATCTTTCTAATATCCATTTTAATTTAATTTATGTTGTTATGTCCCCATAAGCATACCAAGTATCAGTTGCAGTCTTTACAACGTGAGCCACCGAGTATTGAGCAGTAGTTTTTGTTTTACCACCCTCAGAATTAAGAGTAACTCCTGCCGTTGGAGCAATAGTTACTTGCCCTGCACCCTCTTGGATTATTGTTACCTTAGTTCCTATAGG